GCGCCACGGTGCAGCTTCGCGCCCGCGCTGTCAGCGGGTACGTTTCCAACGGTCTGGCGCGTAACGGGGTCGGGATCGACAAGCGCTTTAGAGCTTTTGACTAGCTCTTTCGCGGACGGCATGTCCGAGATACCGACGCCCTTAGCCTCTTGCTCCGCTACGACCTGCTCCATGGCGCTACGGTACTTGGCGTCCGCTTCGCGCATGTTGGCGTTCAGCGCTTCCTCTGTCGCCACGGCAGGCGTACGGACGGTATCGCCGAGGTCCGACAGTTGCGCGGGTACGCCGATATCCAAAGTCGGGCGAGCGGAAGCGGCCTCAGCAGCCGCCCGCCGTTCGTTCAGAGTACGGCCTTGCGCTCGCGCCTTATCCGCGACACGGCGGGCTTGGAGGCTACGTTGCGCGAGCGCTTCGGCCTGCGATTGCGCGTACGTAGCGTTGTTGTTTAGGGCCTCCGTAGTCGCCGCGCTCATCTTCTCGGCAGCCGCGGTACCCCGGCGCTGCGCGGTTACAGTGCGCTTTAAAGGATCTACGATATGCGCTTCGAGCGCTCCGGGGCCACGCGCCGCAGCGGCGGCTGCGCCTTCCGCCTTCCACGCCGCAGTAGCGGGGCCAGCTTCCGGACCCATGCCCTGAAATGCCGTACCGATGATACCTTCGTTAGTCTCTTGCGCGTTGAGCGTCTGCTTGTGTACCCCGTCCTTGTCGAACGTGACTTTCATCGGGTTCAGCGGGTTAGCCGCAGTAGCGAGCGCCGCCAGCGGGCGTACGGCCATGCCGTGAAAAACCGCACCCGGTATCGACAGTACCGCCTTACCCGCGTCGGCCGCTATACCTACGCTCCGCTGGTCGCTCTCCAGAGACTCGCGAAGACGGTCGTGCTTAACCCTCGGGTCGATACGCTGCCCTTCCGCCTTGTAGTGGTCTACCACGTCGGTAGCGAGCTTACCCCACGCGTCGCCGATGGGCTTAAGCTCCTGCGAAATGTACCGTTTCGCGGGTTGCGTATCGCCGTGCAGCATACCCAAGCCGACCCCCGCCACTTCCTTTAAAGGAGCGAAGTGATCTTGCTTGGGGGCGGGCGTCGCCGGGGTCGGAGCCGTGGCGGCGTATTGCCGCGCCAACTCCCGCGCATCGTCGGTGTTGCCAGCCGCGTCGGCCTTCTGTAGCGCAGCGTAAATTTGTTCCCTAGTCGCGGCCATCAGAGGTACTTATCCACGAGGGGATTACCCGTTTTACCGGGTTTGGCGGGGCCGGGAGACGCGGTGTCCGCGCCGTACAGTTGTTCCGTCGTACCTTTCGGTACGAGACCCTTGCGCTCAGCGATCTGTACGCGCGGATGCAGAGCGGCCATCTGCGCGTTGTACCACGCATCCCACGCCCTCGGGCTCATAGTCTTAGGCGCGGCGTCGCTCTCCATTCGGATACGCATGTCGGACGCGCCGACGCCGCTCATTACTTGAGCAAGCGTTTGCATCGCGTCGTTGCGCTGCGTCATGTAATTGACGAAATCGGGGTCGTTAAGTTGGCCCTTCATCGCCGCCTGCATCTTGCCGACGAACTGCACGTCGGACATATTGACTTTCTTACCGGCGTCCCTCACTTGCGCGATAACAGTCGGCATAGCCTGAAGCAGCGCCGCTTTAGACTGTTGCGCAGGGTTCGCCGCCATAGTCGCGAGCGCGTGCAGTTCGATAGCGTTGAGGTTCGGGTTATCCACCAAAGTTTGGCCGATAACCTTCATCTGCCATTTAGTAATGCCCTTTAAATCAATGCGGTGTTCCGCGACAGCCTTGCTGAGCGCGGCGCGTTCTTCGGGCGTGATATCCGTACCGCCGCTCGCGGATGTACTTTCGCGTACTTTAGCGACTTGCAGCGCGCTCGCCGCCCGCATACGCTCCAACTGGATTTGGTTCGCGCGGTTCTTGTCGTTCTCGGCGCTGTCGTGCGCAAAGCTGGCGTTAGTATCGTCAACTTTATAGTTGCGCTCAACGGCGCTATCGTGCGCCTTCCACGCAGCGTCCCGATCACCGAGACCCGCTTGGAGCTTCGATTGGTACCCCATTCGCGAGTACGCGTCTTCGCGTTCAGCGTTCGCCTCGTCAAACTTGCCCTGCTCGGCCAGCCCTTCGCGGTACATATCTTGACCAGCAGCACTTTCGTACGGGTTCGCATCAACCATGATGCGGTATGCCGCGTCGAGGAGTTTCGACCGGGTCGGGCCTTTGCCTTTCGGCGCGTCGGGCAATACGTATTCGCCCGGAGCGTCCGGTACATCGACGTGCGACAGCGCGCCGGGGCCTTTAAAGCTACCCGACGCCGAAGAGACGGGGCTTCGAGAAGAGGTTGCCGCCGCCGGGGGTGGCGGTACCCGGCTTGCCGGGGAGGCTGCCGGAAAAGGGCCGATGCCCTGCGGGCCGCCCCCCATACCGGGCATGATCGGCGTACCGTTACCGGGTAGCGCACCCGGCGGGGATACGCCGAGTGACGCCGGGTCGGGCATACCCCCGGACACCGGGCCGGGTCCGTGCTGCATGACCGGCCCCTTCCCCCCGATAAGGTCGCGCGGGGCCGTAGGAGCGCCCACAGGGGCGCTCGGGGCCGTTCCCATGTCCGGGCCTGCGACGGGGCTCACCGGGGCTCCCAGCGCCGCCCCCGGCGGGGCGGGCGGGGCGGGCGGGCTCGCGCCGGTACCGGTCGGCGTCGTACCGGGGAGCGGAGCGCCAGTAAGCCCGTCTTGCCCGCGCGCTTTGCGCAGCGCAAGGAGGTCGGCTTGGTCGGCGCCGTACTTGTCCATTTGCTTTCCGGACATATACCCGCCGAGGGCACCCTGAAGCGCCCGCGCAATACCGTCCGCGTAGGCGTATTTGCCCGTCGCAGTCGGGGCCGTAGACGTGCCGCCCTGCAAAGCGACCTGCGCAACCTGCGTGCGCGGGTCGTTCTGGTACGCCTTCATAATCTCCGGAATGGCGACCATGCGGCGTTGCCCGTTCGGACCGCGGCCGGTACGAACGGAGGCCATGAGTTGCTGGAGGATACGGTTCGTCATGCGAACACCTTTCCGTAGTCAACGGCCATGTAGCCGTTAGACGCCACCCGTACGGCGGCAGGCATAATCCCGAGAACGTCTTGCGCCATTACGCCGAAGCGCTGGAGCTTGTCGCCGATATATTTAAAGGCATACGTCTTAATGCCGTTTGCCAGTTCGCCGATTTGGCGAATGTCGGTCTTAAGCCGCGCGTCCGAGAACATCGTAGCCGCTGTGCCGATGGTACCGAAGATTTGGCCCATCATCTGCGAACGGGCCTGCTGCTGCTGATTGTACTGGTTAAGTGCCTGATTGTAGTTGTTCTGTACGATACCCTGATAGTCCGGCGCGGCGACGCCGACCTGTGCGACTTGCTCGAAGTTCGGCATCTGCACTTGAGCGCCGGTACCGAGCAACGCCGCAATATCGTTCAGCGGGAGGTTACGCAAGTACGTAGCCTCCTCAATTTGTTGTTGCCGACCGGAATTACTCAACGCGGCGTCCGCACCCGCCTGATTGAACCACGTATTTTGGTTCGTGTTATTCATCGCCGCCGACGCTTGGCCCTGCGAGAACAACTGCTGCTGCGCTTGGTTGAACAGTTGTGCGATGGCCTGCGCTTGGTCGTACTTTTGGCCCTGCGCTTGGTTCTGCTGGCCGAGCGTACCCATCGCCTGATCGTACGCTTGCTGCTGCGCGCTGTTGGCGAAGTTGCCTTGCGTATTGGCCTCGTTCTGGCCCTGCTGGCGAGCGCCCATGGCAAGGCCGAAGATGCGCGACTGTTCTTGCGAACCCGCCTGCTGCGCCGAGTACGCGGCTTGGTTGTACGCGTCGTTTTTAGAGCGCGCGAAGTTGTCCATTTCGCGCCGGTACGCGTCGGAGTTTTCCGAGATACCTTGCGCGGCCAGCCGGGAGCGCATGTCGCTCTCGTCCTGCTGAAAACGCGGGTCGAGGCGCGAAGCCGCCTGCCCGTACACGCTGTCCGCGACGCGCCTTGCGTCAGCGCTGAAGTCGCCCGTACCCGGCAGGGCCGTCAAGTTCGAGTAGTCCAGCCCGCGCTGGATTTGCCCGCCCTCTTGGCCCGTCGCGGAACGTACTTGCCCCACGTCACCCACGTCCGACTTGACCGAACCCACACCGGGGCCGTTCTGCAAGTGGTACGGGTTGTTGCCGCCGACCGAAGTAACAAGCGGCGTCATGCCGTCGTAATTAAACGGCGTATTTTCGATCTGGTTGACGCGGCCGACGCTGTCATGCGCAAGCTGGTCAAGCGCAATCGCGACCTGATTGTTCAGGTCGTACTTTTTCTGCTCGTCCGCGCTAAGCGTCGTGCGCTGCTCGTACTTCGGGGTACCATCGGCGTTATACCCGATGATTTTGTACGTACTGGAGCCTTGCGGCGTGTACTGGTCAATGCGGTCGAGTTCCGCCTGTGCGGTCGCGCTCTTGATATTCTGTTGCGTCTGCGCCGCAGCCGTCTTTACCGGGTCAGGCGGCGGCGGGGCGCTCGGGCCGCTTTTCTTCCCCATCGGTCCCCTCGCTCAGAAAACGGCATTCAGACGCCAGAAGCCCGTAAATCAGGGCGTCCCGCCGTCCGTCATAGCCTAGCCTAACGTTGCCTTCAAGCTGAAAACCTAGGCTCTCTAAAAATGCCCGTGCCTTCTTATTGCTCTTGACGGTGATCGAAGTACACCGCACGCAACCAAGCTGCTCGAAAATATATTTAAAGATCGCGCGGCATACGTCCGGACGCCATGCGGCGGGGCTCTCGCTCGCGCACGATACTTCGATATCCGTCTTGCGGAAGTTGGTAAATACCACGCCCGCAACGAAATCCTTATTATCGTTTACGACCATCATGGCCGCGAACTGCCCCGGCACGAGTTCCATACCGGTTTTTTCGGCGACATACTGGCCCACCATTTCGGTGAACTTGCCTGCGGGTGCCGCGATCATATAAGTACAATGCCTTCCGTCATTTCCATGATGATACGGGTCGCGTACCAGCGGACGGGGGTGCCCTGCGTGGAAATGTTGAGCCACAGCGAGGCAGTATACCCGATCTTACCGACCGGTACCGTAAGGTTCTGTGTAACACCGACGCCCGCCCACGCGTCCACGTCCCAAGTCGCGATATCCCATACACCGCCGTTGGTCGCGGCAAGGGAACCGGCCGGGTCGGGCTGGTCGTCCTCGTAGTTCATATTGATACTGCAAGATACGGGTAGCGTACCGTCAGCCTGCATAATAAAGGTCGCGAAATGGATTTGCTTATCCATGTCGCCGGAGCCTTTACCGTCGTCAAAGTTATTCCACGCTTGGCGGCATTCGGCGACAATGTCCGCGCCGTTGTCGTTCGTACCAACCCCGTTCAGCACGATGCGGCCGTCGAACGTCCCGAAGTACGCATCCCGGTTAAAGAGCGCCCAGCAAATACCGTTCAACCCGGTGTAGCGGCACCAAGCGTTAGAATTGGTGTTCATAACGTACTGCACGTACCCGCCGCTCTCGCTGCCGGTGACGGGCATGTTGATGTACAGGGCGCTTCCTTGCGGGTAAATGAAACCCTGCCAGCCGTGCGTGCCCTTGTACGTCGTCAGTTCGCTGAACAGGCGTCCGAGCTTACCGGTAAGATACTGGTCCTTCTCCCCGTCGTCGCCCATCTGGCGCATCTGCGACAGCGACAGGATGCCCTCGACCGTGATAATGTACAGGTCGGAGCGGAACTTGAACCAGCCCTTGCGGCCAATAGGAGGCGGGCCGAAGTACCGGCCTACGAGGGTCCATGTCGCCGCGTTGGACGGGTCCGTCCCGGCGTACATGATGTACTCGCCTTCGCTCGTCATAAAGACGATGTAGTCCTGCGGGCCTTGGCCGCTCTCCTGCGAGAACGACGCGATGGAGACCAAGTACCCGCCGTTCTCCGACTGCTGTTGGAGGTCGAAGTACGAGGCTGCGCCTTGGATCGCACCGGGGGCGAGGTAGTAGAACCCGAGCATTTGCTCTTGGGCGAGGTACAGACGACCTTTAAAGGTATGCGGCGAGTGCAGGGTATTCTGCGAACCGGTAACGCCAGTAATCACCAGCGCCGTGAGCGCGCCATTGTACGCGTACGGCGGGTCAACACCGTTAAAGAGCATCAACCATTGCGACCCGGCATTCGAGAACATGCACGAAGTCATTTTGCTCGACGTACGGCCGTTGAGCAGCGGAGCGCCGACCACGCCAGCCGCCGACACGTCGTATATGCAGGCAAAGCCATTCGTGCCCGCGAATGCGAGCATTTTAGAGCCAACGCCGCCTGTGTAGACTTCTAGGCTCTCGACCGGAGCCGGGATACCCGTCGCGTAGTTCTGGCTACCGGCGCGGAGGTCTACGGACGTGTTGTACGGAAAGAGGTTGTCCAGTACGTACGCGTCCTGCGGGTGCATGTCCGGAAACCCGTCACGACCGTTTAGGCCGCCTACCGGCGCACCGAGCGTATACGGGGTCGCGCGTCGGCTACGTTTGGGCTTCCGGAGTTGCATCAGGAACCAAATCCTGTCTCGGGTACGTACCCGGCGGAAATTTCAGGGTACTCATCGCCGCGCAGTACGGCAACCGGCACGGAGCCGAACGCCAGCGCTTGCGACAGCGCCCGCTGGCGGGAGATTTCATAGTCGTTGAACTCTTCCGAGTAGTCAAGACCTTTAGCGCGCCTCACGCGCCACTTGATCCCCTTCTTGACCAATTCCTCGGGTACCAGCGAAACGTCGGTGTCGGCGCTATAGTCGTTAGCGCGCGTGCCGTCCTGCTGGATTACCCGACTGGTGGTGACGTACTCAAAAGTAACTGTCTCGACCGTGTGCGGGACCGGAGTAATGTAGAGCTTTACAGGATCTCCGAAGAAGCGAACTTTGTACCGCCCAATTTGCGAGGGCAGCGCGCCGCGTTGCCGCGCCCAATCGCTCGGGCTAAGCGAGCCCCGCATCTGGTAGTACTGCGACGCGAGATAAACCGTATCCCCCAGCACGCGTTGAAAATCGGCCGGGAGGGGGTACGCATCTTGCCCCGCGACCGTAGGGAACGTGTACTGCTTTTCCAGTACCGGCCAGCCCCCCTCCATACCGGCCAGTTCGCACAGCGTCTCTTTCGCGAAGGCGAGTAACTGACGGGAAAGCTGGTCCGTACCGGTGGCGATAGCTCCGGGGCGCGCGAGACCGACCATATCGGCCACGTCCTGCGCGATACTGAGTAGGGTCATGGTCTGCGCGCCCCGTAGCTTTAAACGATGCCGTCAGGCAGCTTCGCGCCGCCCTTGGCCGGTTTCTCGACCGGCGCGGGGGCGGTATCGCCCTTCTGAAGTGCGGCGACCTGCGCGGCGAGTTCGGCGACCTGCGCCTTCAGCGCCTCGTTGTCCGTACGCAGCACTTCGTTATCGGCGGCCAGCTTGGTTGCGAACCCGGCGTCCTTGGCGGCGTCGATGTACGCCTGCGCCTTCGCGCGCCACGTACGGCCGTCCGGACCGACCACGGAGAGCTTGGTATCCGGCAGAGCCGCGAGGGCGTCCACGGTGTAGATGTTGGCGACGCGAAGTGTGGCGGCCAGCGTACGCGGGATTTCCGCCCATTCTTTCAGCGGCGTACCCGACAGCGAAGCGTCGATTTTCTCTTCGTTGGTGAAGTGCTCGACGTACTGTTTGTAATCGTCGTACTTCAGGCCGTAGGCGGGCTCGCTGATGCCCATTTCTTCGGCATACTTGCGCACCAATTCGAAAACCGGCGTGCTGTCGCGAGAACCCGGTGCGATCACTTCGCACAGGATCACTTCGTCGAAAACCGGGCGACCGGCTCTCTCGGACAGAAAGTTGTTCTTGGCGGTGTCGCGCCAAATCCGGAGGGCGCACCCGTCCGAAGTTTTGTACTGAGGGTCCTGAATGTCGCTCACGGACGGTTTCCTTTAAAGATGAAGTGCGGGGCGACCGAGCCTCCCCAGCGAAGCCGCCCCGCACGGGTATTACCCAAGCCGGGGGCGGCTTAGGTAATCTGGCCCTGAACGAAAGGCCGGTTCAGCGTCACGTACGCCTTACCGGCCGAGGGCGTACCGACAGCGGTGGTGATACGCGCGTTCAGGATTTGGTCGCCCGCGTCGGCGGCGTTGTTCACGGAGCCCGCCGTAGCGGTCGCCATGCACGGGCCGACGACGGTACCCGCCGTCGCGTTGACGACGGCAACGCCGCCGATCTGGTACCAGCCGTACTGGCCCGCGACGGTGGCCGCGAGAGCGACGGCGACCGGGCGACCGCTGTTGCTGGCGGTAGCGTTGGAGTGGCGGATGGTCGCTTGCGCGCCGGGCGTCAGGTCGTACTCGACCAAGTCGCCAGCGACGGTGGCCGCGACGCCGGGCAGGTAGATACACTCGGCGGGACCTTGCGTATCTTCGAAGAACGTCGCGATAGTGCCGACCGGCACGACGGCGACCGTATCGGCGGTAGCCGGGGCACCGTACGGGATGCCGAGCGGCGAGTTGGGGCCGGTTTTCCAGGCCATGTTTCGGGTATCCTTCTCGAAGGAGAATTGAGGTAGCGGCGGGAGCTTTAAAGGCCCCCGCCTTAGACGTTAGGCGCGGAGGACGCCCTGCATCATGGAGCCCGACAGGGTCATGTTACCCGCCCAGCCCATGAGTTGCACCATGGCGTCTTGGTTGGTCGAGAACCGCTGTTTCTCCCCGATGGCGACGTACCGGCGCTTGGGGTGGTGGCGCAGGTAGATGTACTCGCTGTTCAGGAAGAACATATGGTTGGTCGGACAGCCGCCGCCGATGCCGCCGTCGAACACCACGTCGGCCGACTGGAACTTCAGCGACTCGAAGCCCGCTTCGGCCATACCGGTGCTGGTGAAGCGCTGCTGCGGGAGCAGGGCTTCCCAGTAGTTCCGGTAATAGTTGTTGTCCGCGAGGATCAGGTCCGGCTTCTCGTTGCCGCGAACAAGGGTGAGCCACACGCGGTTCATGTACGAAACCGCGTTCGCCGAGGTCATGGCCCCGCCGAAGTCACCGACCGCCGAGTACGACTGGTTGCGCCAGAACGACCAGTTGGCCCGGTTGATGTTGCCGACCGTACCGACCGTATTGGCGTCGGCGACCAGTAGCGCGAGGCCGCCGATAGCCTTACCGCCGCCAGCGGTGCCGTCGCCGTACACGGCGAGGCCCATCTGGTTTTTCATCGTACGCTCGGCGTTCGCGACGCGGCTTTCGAGCAGGTCGATGAAAGCTTCGTCGCCGCTGTTCATCAGTTGCTCAAGGCCGCTGATGGAGACCGCGACGGCGTTCTGCTTCCAGTCGTACTCGGCAGCGCTGAACACTTCGGACGGCGAAATGTTCAGGGTGTCGTAGCCCGAGTACCAGCCGAAGGTACCGTTTTCGGCGAACTCGATTTCCTGCACGATACGGCGACCGCCATCGGCAGGCTTCGCCTTACCCTTCTTTTCCAGACGGTCGAGAAGGGCGTGAGACTTGCTCACGTTGTCCGCAACGGCTCGGCTGCGGTTTTCGATCGTCGTAGTGACGATCTCGGAGAGGTTAGGCACAGCCACTTTAAAGGCTCCCTAGATTTGGTTGGTGTCAGGAGGCGGCAGCCATTGACGCCCGAATGGTTTCCCGAAGGCTCATCTTGCCATCGGCGGGGGTAGGCGCGGGAGAGGTCGGTGCGCCGCTACGGACGCTAACACCCGCTGCGCGAGCCTTGTCCACCCTTGCAGCCTCAGTACGGAGGCGTTCCGCTTCGGCGGCGGCGTCGGCCGCAGCCTGCATCTTCGCTCGTACGCTCGGAGTACCCCAACATGCGTTTTCGTACGCTGCTTGGAGTATCTGAGCCTGAGACCAAGTCGGGTTTTGGGCTTGAACCGCGCTGATATGCGGTAGAATAGTCTGACCGAGTTCCGAGAAATACGGGCGCAGCGGATTTCCGTCCGGGCCTTTTTCCTCCGCGAACACGACCACAGAATTTACCGTATTCTGATGCGCGATTTGCTGAGCGTGTGTTTGAGCCTGAGTTTGCGCGCCCCGGAGTTCGGCAACTTCCCGCTCCAGAGCCGCGTATCTCGGATCAACCGGTTCCGCCGCGAGGACCAAGTCTTCGAGGTTTACACCGCCGTTTTGCGCCATGTATTTGATGAACCCTGCCATATCGCGAGACGCGAAGTCGGACAGGGCGAACAACTGGCCCAAGGCTTGCGCCTCAGTCATACCATTTAAAGCCCACGCTTGGCGCCGCGGGGCGATAAGTTGTTCGATAGAGTTTAGCCCGTCAAAGTACTGTTGGGCTTGAGCCAATTCCTCCATAGTACGCGCAAGCTCAGCTTGCGTTTCCGCCGGGAGCGAACCGAACGTTTCGGGGGTAAAGCCGACCAGCCCGTGAGGGACCTGTACCGGCGCAGCCGCAGCGGGCGCACCTTCGGTCGGGGCGGGTTCGGCAGTACCCGGCGCAGCGGGTGTAGCCGCCGCGAAAGTACCATCAGGGTTGCGAGCGCGAGCGGCCGGGGGCGTCTCTTCGCCCTCGCCGCCCCTTAACGCGCTCGAAATCTGGTCGCGCAGCGAAAGCGGTTTCGGCTTCTCGCCGTCGTCGGCTTTCGGAGTACCCACCTTCGTCGGTTGGGTACGGTCGGTGTGCGGGGTCACCGCGTCGTTGACGTGGACAGTATCAGCGCCGTGCGCCGAAACGTCAGAGCCGTCGTTCAGGTCGGAAGTAAAGTCGATGTTGCCCGTGGACATGATGTATTACGCCGCTGCTGGAGTTGCCGTAACGAGGTCCGCGACCGCCGCGTGTTCAGCGGCCTGCACCTTTACATGATTGTCGTACTGCGCCTGTGGCATCGCCACAACTTCCTCGACACGGCGCTTGATCGCTTCGCCAAGCCCGGCGGCGGGCGCAGTATCCGGACGCGGCGAGGGCATACGCTCGTTACCGACTTCGATAACGTCGTGTACGCGCATGTGTTCGCGGTGTTCGGAGCGCGAAGTAATCATCGTCCCATCGAGGGGGGACTTGTACTCGCCGATATCGCGCATCACGAACGGAGCGCGTACGGTGTCGCTGTTCTTCCCGTACCCGGCGGTATCACCTTGGAGGTAGTGCCGTCCGTCGTACCCGACGTACGTATAGCACGCAGCCACGACGCCGTATCCGACCGCATTAACGTATCGTCTACGACCCCTGTACCCCTCGGGATACTCTCGGTATGGCGCGGCGACAGCCATTTAAAACTCCCCTATTCCGCGTGTATATGCGTTGCGTGGTCCCGTCAAGCCTTGTCACCGCCGCTGGGGGCCTCGCTGGCGGCCTGCTCGGCTTCGTGGGCTCTCCCGGCCTCAGCCTCCTCGCTGGCGTGCTGGCGACCCGCCTCAGCCTCCTCGCTGGCGTGCTGGCGACCCGCCTCAGCCTCCTCGCTGGCGTGATCCAACTTCTCGTACTCCAAGTCCTCATCGGCGATACGCTCGGCGTGGTCGGCCTCCAGCCCCATTTCGGACATACCGGCAGTATGCAGCGCCGTGAACTTCTTCGTTTTCGAGTCCTGTGCTTGGATCGCCAGTTCTTGAATACGCAGTTGCAGTTCAGCTTGACGGATTTGCAACTCCAGCATCTTCTCGTCGTGGCGGTTCTGCTCGCGCTGCATTTCGAGTTGGTTACGCTGGCTCTCGTTGCCTGCTCGTACCTGAAGTTCCTCCTTCTTGGTCGCGTCGTTCATCTGCGCGATCTGCATTTGCGTCTGCTGGTTCAACTGCGCGACCTGCATCTGCATCTGCGCGGCGGCTTTCTTGCCGTCCTTGTCGCCGTCCGTTTGCGGGTTCTGCGCGCGGGTGGCGAGGGCCTGCTGTACTTTTTCGAACTCCTCTTCGATAGGCCGCGAGGACGGGAAAGTACGGACGACAAACATGAGCATAGCGCCGAGTAGCGGGCCAAGCTCCGGAGTGGCCTCGGCGGCGGGTACCGCCTGCTGCAAGAATGCCCCGGCGGCGGCAAGGAACTTGGTACGGTCGTCACGCTCGGCCGCTTCATCGGCCAGTAGCGTGCTATCCGTCTCAATCTCGATAGCCGCGAGGCGCAGCATTTCGTTGCGGATGAGGTCCGTAGCACCTTTAAAGCTCGCCATGCGCTGCTGTAGCGCCGGGTCCTGCTTAACGGCCTCCGGGTCGGGCAGGCTGATACCCGAAAACACAGCGATGGTAGTAGGATCGCAATGCTCCGCGATCATTTCGCCTACCAGCGCCATCAGATCGCGAGCGAAGCGCTGAACTTCGTACTGGAGCTTCTTGACGCGCGCACCGGCCCAGTCGGCTTTGATGTTCTGAGCGCCCAATGTCTCGGACGCTTTAGAGACGCCGCGTACAATGTCCGAGAAGCCGGTGATCTCGTAGATTTCGGCTTTGCAAATTTCACGGGCGTTGAGCAATTCGCGAAGCGTCGCGACTACTTGGTCGATGGGGAGCCAATCGACACTCCCCTTCATGCCGCCGTTCTGCGCGTACACCGCCCAACTGTCCACCGCGATCATACGGTTTCCGGACGCCGGGTTCAGCGCGTCGGCCAGCTTCGGTTGCGAGCCGTCGTACATGCCGACCACGCGCAACGCCTCGCCGAGCAGGCGAATACGTTTGGTAAGCACGTTCAGGGTATCGGCCTGCGCCTTGTACTGAGAGTACAACGCGCGGGGAACGAACGTACGGGTGTTGGTAATCGCACGCAGCGGGCGCGGGCAGGGGAAAAAGTCCTTGAGCTTTAAAGGGTCCGGCTTGCTGTCCAGAAGCTCATCGCAGTCGTCCGAGTACCAGTACACGGTGCGGTCGGACTTGTTCCAGATTTCCCAGATTTCGGCCGTCTCAGACGGGTTGTCGCCGTCGCGGTTCGACCCCTCGCGCGTATGGTACTTGAGCTTCGCGGCGATTGCGGCGCTAAACCGCTTCGTCGCGTCCTCTTTAATCATGTAGCAGCGGCGACCGACCCACGGCATATCTTTCCACGACCGGGACACACCGGTCAGGTAATCCTGCCAGTACGTGTACTCGATCTTGACCATTTCGTCCAGTAGGCGCTGCTGCGGCTTGCCCGCTTCGTCCAGCACCGGTTTCGGCTTGCCGTCTTCGCCGGTTTCGTACTTATCTTCGAAGGTCGCTTCGTACCGGACCCACGCGCAGCCCATACCGGGCAACAGGTAGTCCTCGACTACGGCGTCCATCAGCGCGTCAAGTTCCTCCTCGTGCATCACGTACTCGATGCACCCTTCCAGAAGGGCGGCGGCGGCGCGGACGGCGTCGGTCGCGGTGTCCTTGGAGCGGAGCCGAATACGGCACTTGGGCGACTGCGCGTACAGGTTCGGCCGGATGGTCTCGGTAGACGAGTACAGGATATTGTACTTGTCTTTCGACGGAGCCTCGCTGCCGTCCGCCTTCTGCTGCCGGTACGCGTCAACGACCTGATCGCCTGCGTCGTGGAAGCTTTTAAAGCGCTTTTTGGCTCTGGCGAGTTCGCCTGCCCAGTACGCGCGGTTGCGAGCGGGGGTGTCGGGCAGGGCGGCCATCGTCAGTCCTCGTAGTCTTCCCTAGACGCCCATAGATCATTGAGCGTGGCGTTTTGCAAGAGCTTAAAGTCGGGTGGTGTCAGGTTGGCGGGCTTCGGTCGAACCCATGGGCGAGACATGAACCCGTACCGGAGCGCATCGGGTCCGTGGTCTTCGCCGTCCGTATCGCAGTCCTCGGGATCATTTAAATCATGCTGCAACGCCGGTAGCGTACGAATAATATGCGGACACGTCTTGAAGACGTACCACATAGGCTGACCAACGCCGTAATCTATGTCCGGATCGCCCTCAATACCGCACAAGCGGTCGCGAACCATGTCCCAACCACCAATACGGTTGTTATCCGCCTTACGGAACAATACGCCTTCCACAGCCATACGCTCGGCGTGCGACGGGCCGGTACTGTTCGAGAACGCAGACGGGTCTAGTACGCCGTACGTGATGCGGTCGCCGGTCTCGGCCCGCTTGATTTGCTGCGCTACCCACGTCGCGTTTTTGCGCAGGCCGACGTTCGGCGTGCCGTTCCAGCCGTATAGCTCCCGGTATGTGACGATTGCGCCTTGCGGAATGTACCGCCCGTCCGGTAACTCATACGCCTCGGAGACTACGGCGTTCCAGTACACCGCAAACGGCGTCGCGCTGCCCCAGTCCATGCTCCGGAAGCGGACCCAATGCAGCGGCAATTTAAAGGGCTCTATTACGTGCTTCTTCAAGCTGAACTCAGGGAAGTACGCGCCCGTAATGACGTTCCAATCACCGTCGAGCCACGCGCGTACGAGTTCAGGCGATCCGATTTCACGTAGCCTTGCCACGTATCCGGGGTCGTTCGCCAGCAGAAGCTTGTTATCCCGTACTTTGGACGGAATATACATACGAGTGGTGACTACACCATCCTCGTCTGTGTTAGTGATAAGCTCTTGCCCGAGCGGGGCGGGGTCGATGAAGTACGCTTTTACGGCATGGTGGCCCACGCCTCCGGGGTTTGCGGAGCAGCGAATACGCTTGAACTCCACGCCAAGCGCTGAACGCAAGCACGCCTTCAGTTTTTTGTACGAGTTTAGGTTCGGCCAGTTGGTAAGCTCGTCCCAGCCGATCCACGTATACTGGTGGCCTTGATACTTGTCGCAATCGCTCTCGGTATCGACGTGGCGCATCTTTAAAGTAGCGCCCGAGGGAAACAGAAAAGTTCTATCTGCGACCTTGTACACGGCCCCGTAAGCCGCGTACATCTGCTTCGCACGCGCGATCAGTTCTTCCAGTTCCGGGTGCGACCGGCGGAAGATAATACCACGCCACTTGTCGCCCAAGTGGATATCTTGCAGGAAGTCGCCCAGCAAATAGTCGGACTTACCGCCGCCACGCGCGCCGCCGAACATAAGCTCGGTAACGAATTGCGCGGATACCGCGAGCGACTGCGGCCCCGGCTGCGGCTCCCACAGCGGTAACGTATTGGCTTCGGCTACGTCGAGCGTGCGGGCCATTACTTGCCGAACAGTTCGCTTTGGCGAATAGCCACGAAATGATCCCGCTTACAATGCGGGCAGGCGATCTTGAGACAATTACCGTCGCGGGGATCAGATACGAACTCCCCTTCCTTCGGCCAGAACGCAAACCGCGTACCGCAACGACATTCCGTCACGATTTCGGTTTCTTCGCGCGGCAGTTGGATAACTCTCATAGCTCGATCCCCGCAAATAGCGTGTTATCCGGTATTTCCCCGAAGTCGGCTGCGTCTATTACCTCGGGCGCGACCATGAGGTCGGTGTGCCCCGGCGCAACTCCCACGTACTCGACTTCGATTACTTCGTCCGTCGGCGCGGGTAACGACTTTTGCGCCTCAAGGTGCGCTGCCGTGGCGTTCTTCATCTGAAGCCACTCGTCGTACGTCGCGGCGCGCGGCATCAGGTTGGCGACGTTGACGTTCACCTGCACGCCGCCCCCGCCCTCGTTGTCTTTAGAGAACTCCGGTACTTTCGCCTTCAGGAGCGTCTGAAGCAGGCCGTCTGAGTACACGGTCTTCTGCCCGACAACCGCGCCTTTAAAGTATACGTCCTCTTCGACGCCACGGACGGCGCGCTGGATCGCGGCGGATACGAGCCCCTGCGTACCGACGCGCTCGGCTTCGATCAGGGTCTCGTGTACTTCCTTGTCGTCCTTGCGCCACTGATTGACGAAGATCAGCGATACGCCCACGGCTTTACAGGCCGCGAGGATATCGCCGCAGTTCATCTGAAGTTCGCGCGTGAGGGCGTCTAGGGTAAGCTGGTTGCGCATCAACGCTGCCCCGGCTTTTTCATACCGTCGTTGCAGCGGTCGCATTTGCGCACGCGCACGTTCTTTAGGACGCGACCGGCGTATTGCATCGCCTCATTGCTGGTTAACCGGCCGGTACCCGCGCAATAGGGGCAGGCTCGGCTTTCCAACTCGGCTCGTTTTGTGTCGAGGAAGCTCATGTGTGTCGCTCGCGAAGCCCTTTAATGACCATGCGAGCGACACAGTGTCAAGCGCTTACGACGCGGTAGCCCCGCGCCAGTTGCAGTAGATCGAGCCCGTACCGTTCGCGGTCACTTCGGCGAACTCAATCAGCGTGTTGGCCGTACCCTTAATAGGCGGGTTGAAGTTGATATCCACCATCGTCGGCCAGCCCGCGGTACTGATTTTCGACCGCCACAGGGCCGTACCAGACGCGCCGTCCCGAAGTTCGATTTCGGTCGCCGTACCGAGCGCGTCCGAGTAGCACTCGCCGCCCATGATGGTATTCGACACGCCCGCCCCGGCTGCGGCCTTGATCGTGATACCGGTCGTACTGTTGGTCAAACCGCCGGTCGGGGGCACGTATTTCCACCAGCTTGTCGTGCGCGCCGGGATCAGCACAGCACCGTTCACGTCACCCGCCTGACGCGCCCATTGCGACCCCGTGTACACGTACCCGTAGCTCGTCACGACGGGCGTGGTGAGCGTGGTCGAGAGCGCGTCCGAGTTCGGCTGCGTGAACGCCTGAAAGTTGCCGACCGAGTCAGACGGCTGAACGAGTAGGATACCGCGGGACGTCGCCTGGCAGTCCACACGTTGCCCCGTTAAGACGGTCGGCGGGGTCGAGTTGTACGTACACAGCGTTCCGACGCTCTGCGCCATTGCGGTCTGCGGGGCCGCCAGCACGGCCGCGAAGAACAGGGCCGCGCCGAGTACGGCCAGCATGGAAAATCTTGCCCTATAAGGCATTGGTAGTTCCTTCCTTTAAAGCCCTAGACGGGCGTTCGGGACTTTCGGCTACCTATGTTCGCTTGTCAAGCTCCGGTCGCGGTCCGTGGCCTATGGAAGTAATATACTAGCTCTAGTACTGGAAAATTCGGAAATTTATTTTGGCGATGCGCAAGTAGCATACTAATTCTAGTACTGGAAAATTCGGAAATTTATTTGTGTTGGTACCTAAAACAAACACGCCCGCCCTGCCGACGAAGGCCGTGGCCTATACTTTGGGATTACTTTAAAGCTTCAGTATACTCAAGTATTCGCGAGCTTTAAAGCGCTTCAGTACAGTACACATAAGCTTTAAAGCGCTTTAGTACTATAAAGAGGCGAGCTTTAAAGCGCTTCAGTACTTTAAGTTAATTACTAGCACAAGAGATTGAGTATCATACCCGTATGATACTCCGCCCGCCTGCGCTCTGTTGATTATTTCCCTAGCATTCCAAGTAAATATTGGCGGAATTACACTTTTAGAGCCACCATGTACTGAGCAAATATCGGGCGGACTGAGGAAGTATAATACTTAAGTACAATACTTCTCCGCCCCTCCGCTTACCTATACATATCTATAAATATATATAAGCAAACAAACCCATATATAACTGTATCCCTTCCCTCGGTTCGGAAGGGCGATTTCGGGACCTCTACACAGATAAGACGTCCCCTTTCCCTACCCGTATTCGGGAAAGACAGACAGTCACACCTAAAGCTGCAAAACCCATTATTTATCAAGGGTTTGCGAGGGCACGTCCCGAGTTTTAGCTGCACCCCGCTTGAAACTGCCAAACATCTAAGTATAAAGCTGTAAAAGCGCCACTTTCGGAGACCCCACATGGCAGTTTTAGGACAACCCGACAGTAAACTACTTCCCCGGAGACCTTGGGTACGTGGTCAATTACTGGCGATACTCAAGCGCGATACTGTGTTGCACGTTGACGCTTACGTACGCGCTTTAAAGTACGCGGAGCACATGAACGTGCTTAAAGTCGTATACTCAGAAGGCGGACGAAAGGACGTTGCGCGCGACTTGTACGCAATAGACCCGGAAGGCGGGACGCTCATGCCGCTGTGGAAAGCGGGCCTAGGGGCGCGGGTTACGTGGTCGAGCGTCAACGCACCATGGATGCGCCGCGTACACGCGAGCGTACACGCACTCGCGGACAACGCCCGGTATGGGCACAAGTGGTCGCGTATCTCCCTTCATTGCCACTACGTACCCGCTCCCGACACGGACCCCTTTAAAGGCGTTCGGAACGGGTACACAGGGCCGAGTAAGCGGGCTCGCGAAACTTGGACGGAAGAGGTGGAAACCGTCCAAAAATTGCCTGATCTACTCTGAGTAGCATACTCGGCCGCACTCGCTTGAGAACAAAACATGAAAACGCCGTACAGGCCGGTTGCGCGGGTTTTTGGTACTAGGACGGCCTAGACCCTCCAACCGGGCTGTACGGCCTTCTAATGCGATTTGAGCCGTATACCGGAAAGGCACAGTCGGCGAGAAAGTACGCGATTTGCAGTTAGCGGATTGACGTACTCGGCAAACTAGGACACGCGCGCTCGCCGGGCGCGGGTTCTTCACACCCGCATTTTTCCGCTTGTGGCGCGTTTTAAAGTATGTTCTATGAAGAGGCGGGGCGGCG